CCTGAGTATTTGTCAAAGAAGATGAACCGGCGCCAACGAAAAAAGATTGAACTATCGGCCAATATAAACCAACCATTAATTTTTCTTTAAATAGGTTTGCTCTATTTTCAATGTCTATCATATCTTTTAATTTTTCTATCTTTCCATCAACTACTGGTCTGATTAGGATTGCTGCAACATAGTGAAACTTTTCTTCTGCATCTACTCCACTCTGGAAAACTTCTAATGATATAAACTCACCAGCTGACATCGTTTGTATATCAATAGGTGAGTATTCTACTTCATCAATTGTTATAACTGATTGAACGTTGTCATCGGAAGGCATTTTAGATGCCCACTCTAATAATGTTGATAATTGTTTAAAATCATCCATTGGTAGTGAAAGTATAACATCTTCTGTTATATCAGTCATTGCAACTAACAATGATGTTGTTTGGTCTATGTTTGATTTAAAACTCTGTTTTTGTAATTTGTTTAATTTCATTAAACCATTTAAACTTACATCCGACCAGTCCGATGGTAAATTAAATATCACTTCGTCAATTTCTATCTTTATCATACTCTAAATATATTTTTTTTATTTTTTGTTTTTCATATTATATATTATATTCTAAAAGCGTGTTTTAGTCATTTTTCATCCAATATAAAATGGCATTCCACCTGAACTTTGTTTATTATACTGGACTACATATCTTAATCCATCAATTCCGTGGTTCCACTTATCTATTGGTTGTCCTGATGTTTTATCACTCCAAGAATAATTATTAAATTCTTTTATAAGATTTATACTACTTCTATCAATTATAATTTTATAATCCATCATAAACATTATACCTTCTTTAACTGATCCAGGTTTTTTCATTGTCTTACGAATATTTATTCCTTGTTTATTAATTTCCTCAATTAACCTACCCTCAGCACTATCAGCAATGATTAGTGAGCCTTCTGGTAGATTTCTGTATTCATTTACAAAATCTTGTGTAACCATCCTCTGTCTATGAAAAACTTCTTTAACATAAATTGTATTACCATCAAAAGCAACAGCAACACAAGTTGATGGATCTATTGAAAATCCAAAATCCGATCCATATATAACTCTATCTGTTTCTCTATAATCACCAATCTCCCAGTTATTAAATACAACTCCTTCTGCTTTATCTAACCAAGAACCCATCATTATATGTTGGAACCTATTTGGATTAGTTTCTTGTAAATATTCAATTTGGTTTAAAATGGATTCATTTATATTTTCTAAATTATCTAAATAGGATGTATGAATATAAGTCGCCTTTTCACCAACATAATTAACTCCTGGTTGAACTCCTAAATCTTGAAAAAACCTTTGATAAATAAAATGTTCTTTCGTTGCTGGGTTCATTATAACTATAACTCTATTTTGATTATTCTTAGTCCTTATAGATAAATCTATCTTATCAAATATATTCTCATCAATCAATTCCTCAGCCTCATCTAAAACCCAAGTTGTTATACCTTCAATAGATTTTAGATTAGCCGTCTGTATTCCTGATGATGTTTTCATACCTCTAAATAATATCTCCGAACCAGTCAGTTTATTAATAATAGATGTTTTAGTTCAATCTTTTGTAAAAACTCTGGTATGATTGATATATGAGCTGAACTCATTGTATATCTGGTAAAAAGTATTTTATGTCCTTTTTCAAATGTAAGCATTAACAAAAAAGAGGCCACTGAATATGACTTACCACTTGCTCTACCACCAGATATAATAAAGTATCTTGATTTAGAATATATTAAAGGTTTATACTTATTCTTCAGTATTATTTTCATCTTCAAATCCAAACATATTTTTAAGGTTTATATCAAGACCACCAGAAATATTAACATCCGATGAATCAACATAACCTCTTTTCCTACCCTTATATTTTATATAAAACATAATAGATGACCTATCACCTTCTTTTATATTTTGAAATAGTTTGTCCTCAACAAAATCTAAAGTGATTTCATTTATATCATCTACTTCCTGTTTAAAAGCAGCATCAGTTCTACAATAAATATAAAACTGGTTTCTACTTATACCAACTTCCTCACAAGCCTTACTTACAATTCCTAAATGTTTAATTAATGCTTTAATCAGCTTCTCCTTATGTAATTTAGGATTATATTGCTTTTGCTTAGCCATATTCTTTTTTATTTTATTTTATACCACTTAATATATGGTTTATTGTTGAGACGTTCCAACCATTACTAATTGTTCTAAACCTTTGATTATCATCTAATCCTTTAAAATATGTATAATCATCTGGTAATGTTTGTAATCTTTCACACTCTAGTATAGTCAGTAATCTATATTTATCATCTTTTTTTATAAGTGGTGTATTACCATAGTTTAAAATAGTTCCCCATAGTGTAGGAAATTTATTATTCATATACCTATCAGCATTTTTTATATAACTTTTGGTTGTAGCCCAGCTTTTATTTTTTAATTCAGTTATTTTATCATCACTAAAATAACTATTTGCATTTTTATCCTCTATGTCACTAAATTTAATATCCTTACATATTATATCATTTTTATTAAAGTTAATATTAGTCCAGTAATATCTTTTTCTATCTTGAGCTGAAAAATATTTAGATGATAAATAATAGTTATTAACACCTACTTCATCATCTATTATTTTTAGCCACTCTTTTTTCATTTTAACATTTTCTAATAGAAAATACTTTGGTTTTATAGTTCTTAACGCTTCTATAAATTTATAAAATAAAATACTTCTATTATCTTTAAACCCTAGTCCTTTTCCTTGTGTTGAGAACCCCTGACAAGGTGATCCAGCCAGTAATAGGTCAATGTCTTTAAAACTATTAAAGTCAATACTATTAATATCACCTAACCTTATAATTTCTGGGTGATTTTTATTGCTTATTTTTATAGCATTTTCATCTATTTCGGAACTATAATATTCCTCAACTTCTATATTTAATTCTTTAAGTGATTGCAATCCACAAGATATGCCGTCAAATAAACTTAATACTTTCATATTTCTTTTTTATTTTTTATATTAACTCATAGTATGTAATTAACATCACATACAAATTGTTATTCACCACCAGTTGCAGGCTCTCCACCTTGGCTTCCTTTAAAAACTTTTGGACTTCTCTCTCCAGACCCGGCAGGCTGTTTGATTGTATCAGTTTTATTTTCATCTTGTAATGGATTTTTTTCTACATAATTTATTAAGTCATAGATTGCTTCTCTTATAGAGTTAGGACACTGCCAGCAAATCTGCTTCTTTAATTGTCCGCAATACTTGTCGTGCATTGACCTTGTAAAATCTATATCTTTAGATGTTATTCTATCTCTAAATTTTAAGTTGTTAATTTTGTTATAATCCTCTTTCATAATTGTTTAATTTTTTTTTAAGTTCCGAATACATTAATTTAAAGTAGCTCGTGCATTTGCATTGTATGTATCCTTCAACATTTTCATCTTTTCCAAATATATCAATATAAGCTTTTAATATCAGTGGTTCAAGCGATGGTGGAATTCCTCCACGAGCATCAACCATTTTAATCAAGTCCTTATATTTAAATATATCTTTCATATTCTAATTATATTAAAATTTCTATCATATACATCAGCAACAAAACTTGCTGCGATTGCAATGATTATATTCTGTGTGTATAATAAAGTTATCCAGAATGTACTACACTTCGGACAACTAACTAGTTTATATAAATATAAATATATTCCATAGTGTTTTAAGGGTTTTAGGAGCCATTTGAAAGGTTCAAAATTAACTAAGAACCAACCCAGTAAAAATCCTGTTATAATCTTCTCAACATATATCATTTTATAAACTTATTATATTTTTCATAACTCTCTATCCTTGCCTCAGCAATCTTAAAGTAGTCACTATCCATCTCCATACCAACAAATCTAAATCCTTCAAGTTGTGCCGCAACTCCAGTTGATCCTGAACCCATAAACGGATCTAAAACTATACCGCCTTCTGGTGTTATTAACCTACATAGATAAGCCATTAGGTTAATTGGTTTAACGGTAGGGTGAGAATTCTTTGTTGATGGTTCTATCCAATCAGGTGTTTCACATTTACAATTATCACTTGCAATATACCATTTATCACATACTCTACATTTTAATCTTTTACCTGATATATTATTAACATCACCAACTACACTATCAAATCCATCCAACCCCATATTCCTCTCAGCCTTTGAAACTTTCGCTTGATAAAAAAATCGTGAGGCTCCACCTTTGTCAGCAAATCCTTCTTTTGTCTGTTCTTTTTTCAATCCTTTAACTACTCCCTTTTCATCCTCTTTACCATCATAGTAGGTCATAGACATAGATGATATATCAGGTTCTGGGTATTTACTTCTTGATTTACTATCACCACTCTGTTCGTCTAATAAACGACACGGACAATTCGGATTAGTGTGAGTGTCTCCTTTGTCTCCATAATTTTCTATTCTACTTATAACTTTACCTTTTTTATCATCATAATTATTAAAACTATTACCAGCTTCTCTTGTATTAGATTTAATTTCACCTTTATCACCTTTAATCACCTCATCACATATACACTCTAAAATTATGTTGGCTGGAAATCTACCTTCTGTTGAACCACTTATATTATCTATAAATCTATCTTCTGGTTTATTAAACATATCAGTTGAAAATGGATTTTTCTTATTCAATCTAATTAGATTGTCATCACTTCCAACTCTACAACCATCAACATTAATTCCACCAGTTCCCCACTTCAACACGTTCTCAGCAACTGACTTCTCACTTAACGGCTTACGAGCAACACAGATAGGTTCGTTTGCTGGTTTAAGAGCAGTTCCCCAACCCTGCCATTCATTTTGTGCTTCATAGTTTACATTATCATATCTTCTACCAGAACCACTACCATCATAATTATCTATACCAACACTATTAACAATTCTCATAGTGTTCTTTGGTATTTCTAAACCATTTAATTTATCAACAGCCTTACCGATGTTATGCGACTTCGGAAATCCTGAACCATATATCCACTGGATCTGGTCTCTAATCTCAAAACCAGCAAGTCGTATTGCCATAGTTCCTATATCATAAGTTCTTGTTCCGAAAAAGGCAAGAATATGACCGCCGGGTTTTAGAACGCGAAAAATCTCTTTCCAAAATATAGGTTGCGGAACATAAGCATCCCACTCTTTACCCATAAACCCTTTACCATCTATTTCGGAATAACCCTTTTCAATCCAATCTTTTAGTATTATATTCATATCTCTTTCTTTACCAAGGCCATATGGTGGATCAACAACAACAGAATCAATAGAGTTATCTGGTAATTTTTTAAGTGATTCTATATTGTCACCTAACATTAATTTAAATCTTTGTTTCATATTCCTAATTCTTTTTTTAAACTTTTCATAGTGAGTTTAACACTATTATAAACATACATATGATCCATCTTTAAATCATCACTTAAACTATACATCTTTTCTATATTTCTATAACTTAAACCTTTAATTGTTTTTTCTTTTTCATCACACCACCAGTTATAATAATATGACCTAAATAAAAACGCGTCAAACCAATTCGTTTTATTAACTAAAAACTTTTCAACCTTTTCATAAACTTCATCCTCATCTATCTCATCCTCCTTCTCAAAAATAAAATCATTTTCAAAAGTCACATAACTTCTATAAGTTTTATAAAACTCACTCGTTGATGACTGATACTGATTCTTTAAATATCCATAACAATAAAATAGTAATTGTTTTCTGTCTATAAGACCCACCAGCTTGTCTTCGTTCATCTCAAGGAGGTAAAGTATCAACTCTTGCTTTAAGTCATCTCTAAACCTCTTATTCGGACAAATCTTATCTAACATATCGTCAAGCTGAGTACTCTCATAGAATTCAATTAATTTATTCTTCCAGTCCATCAATCATATTATTTTTCTCGTTGAATATATCTACAAAGTTTCTAAAATTACTACACATCTCATACTCCTCTGCTGTAATCAAGTATTGGAATAACTTCATATAAAACTCCGTGACATAGTCATAACACTTATTAACTTTTTCTATATTCTCAGAACACTCTAACATACCTGCAAAGTAATCTAAAAATGACTCAGTAAAACTCTCAATGTTCTTATGACTTAAAGTCACCTCTATACTTAAAATCTTACACATCAAAATCATTGCTGACATATAGTCAAATAATTCTCTATCCTCTGGTTTAGTTTCGTCAAGGAACTCAGGCATATCTGATGCAATGACATCAATCATCATATCTATTGTTGTATTCATTATCGTTAATTAATTTTTTAAGTTGTAATGCTTTATCTACCATTGTATGTAAATGTGACCTATATAGATCAACTCTCTCAATATCACCTTCAATTGCCATATTCGTAATATACTCCGAACTCTGTATAATCTGTCTAATACATTTTTTGTACTCATCTTTTAAATAGTGTGTCTGTTTCATAGTTTGCTTTCTTTTATATATTATGTTCTAAAAACGTCTTTTAGTCATTTTAGTACTCAACTCTTTCAACTCCTTCAAGTCACTTCTTAAAGATTGTATAATCTTTCTAACTCTCGCACAAGCAGTCTTATTACCCATCGTACATAAATTAACCTCGTTTTCTAAATTAAAAATCTTACCTTCAATCTCAAAACTATCTATATGTTCTATAAACTTTTCTAATATCTTTAAGTCATCGTTCATATATAGATTGAGGCTTTTTTTTTATTTACAATCTTTTTAGTTGATCTATCACTTACCATATTAATTAATAATTCATCTGGTACATCTTTTAATTCATCATTATAAAACTTCCATATAACTTTCCACATTTTATCTAATTGTTTATTACCAGCCATAGCCGAAAAATCATAAAATGACTTACATATCTTTTGATAAATTGTAATCAACTCGTTTAATCCGTTTAAGTCAGTGTTAAAATTAAACCTAATCTGCTTTTGAACCCACTTCTTAATCATAACAAGTTCATCACCAGTAATAGGAATACGTGCAAGTCTCACATATTCAGCCTCACAATCATTACACTTCCTTCTATAATTAGGATCCTTGTCCTCACCACAATTACTACAAGTATCAAAAGTGTAGTTTTTAGCTCTTTGTAAAGTACATCTATTACAAATCTTTTTAAGTCTTGTATAACCTCTTGCATCAGTATAAACTGAGGTCGGATCACCACATAAACTACACTCTCTATAATCAATCAAAGTATTCCTTTTCATCATCTTCTTTTTTTTCTTTTAAAATATAATTAATCTTCCACTCTCTTCTTTTTCTAACCAGCTCCATATACTCGTTTTCTTCATCGTGTATTTTAGCCATTTCAATTTGTATGTCTAGTATTCTTGTATCCATAACTTATATATTTATTTTTTAAACTCCTTAGAAGATTATGCCGAGTTGTTTAGTTCTACTATGATTAATACTCATAGTTTCAACCGCCTTTTTATTAATGTAATCACCGGTTTTTATATTGTATGGTCGACCCTTCGTAGAATCTATTTTAGTTAATGTCTTTAAAGTTTTTCCTTTGCTTTTGTCGGTTGTAGAGACCCAGTGTAGTTCTTCAACCCAGTTAAAATCTTTTTGTAGTTTATCCAGGTCAAAAAAGAACGAGCCTTGTGGTGTTATATTAATATAAATTAACCTTGTTTTAACATCCGTATAACACTCTTTTTTAGTTTTGGCGTCCATCTGTCTTCTCACCTTTTTAAGGTCCTCATACTTAATCTTTTCAAGTATAAGTTCGGGGTAGAACTTGTCTCTCACTTTCACTTCAACTATCATCCTATCAATTAACTTAGAAGTTCCTTTTTCAAATCTAAATATAACTCCATCGTATACTTCATAACCTTCGGCTTGTGTCATCCAAGTTTTGTAATCATAAGCCGTAGGTAGTTTATCAAAAATCATTTTTAAGTACCCGCGTTCCAGTAGTGATTTTTCGTAAAATTTAATTTGTGTTGCGTTCATATAGTTTTGTTTTTCTTTTATATATTATAACGAAAAACTAACTTTTAGAAAGTGAGGATTGTTTATAGCCGAGTACTGAACTTACTAGATTTTTTGAATATAAGTTATAGTTTGTTTTTATAATTAACCATCTATTTTAATCGGTAGATGGT